ATCAATTATCTCCCCTTCGAGCTTAAAGTAAAAGGTTAAATATAAATGCCTATAGCATATATCACCTTCAAATATATCTAAAAATAATAATAAAAGCTTATCATTTACATTATTTGCTTTACTATCATACCTCATTCGCCTTTTAGAATCTAGAGGTATTTGGCCAAAATTTATTAGTGTTTCACCTATAAGCTGTAGAATCATAATGATGCCTCTTGGAATTTTACCAAGTCAGGAGCAGTTTCAGCCGGTGAACCGCAATGCTTAAGCGGGGTTTGAAACCCCTCGCAGCATCCCGCATGTTTCGATTAGGGCACACCTAACCCGGATGCCATGCTCAGTCGCTCCCATACCGGCATTGTAAGCAGTCTTGCTTACTCAAGCATCATTATGAAAAACATGCAGGGCCGCTTCCAGCCCTGCACGTACAGAGTTACATACTCACCGCAGAAACCTCCTTTTGTAATTACCGGCGATCTGCTTCGGCGGAGTCAGCCTTTTCAGGGGCTGCCTCTATTTGTTTCTCAGGAGGGTTATCGAAAGCTTGGAACACCTTCAATAGCTCATCTTCAGCGGGCCTGTCAAAGCTAGCAGACGACTCCATAGTGGTAATACCGTGCCACTTATACGAGGCGTTTTCAATGAGTTTGGATGTGAAAGTCACAGCCTTACCCATCAAAGCTTTGATGGCTGGAGCCTCATTCCTTGCAGTCTTGCTCGCCATGAATAGAGTAGCGAAACCCTTTCCTGGAATGAAAACCAAGAATTCAGGACCACAAAGCGCTCCAGTATCTTTAATACTGGACTTCTCTCGTATGTCCTTGAACTCAGCAGAATCCTTATCGAAGTATGAAACTGGCTTACCATCGCCACCATCGATAAGCAAAGCCTTTGGTCGCCATGCGACTATCCAGGCATTAACAGTCTTGCCCAAATCAATGATGTTATCCTTACGACCTACCACTAAGCCAAAGTGGGCCATTGGCATCTTGCCTTCTTTGACCTCATCACTGTTTGAGCCATAAAGCTGCAATCTTGGCAACCAATCACCAGATTTTGCCAAATCAGTAAAATCATCATCCTTGTGCTTGGACGACACTAATGGCTGACCACCAGGAAGGGTTAAAGCTTCAGACATCACTCTCTCCCAAAGTAAAAATTAAAATCGAAACTAAAAACTAAAAATTCAAATACTCCTTTCTGTTGCTATAATGTAAACATCCACGATCAACTGGCAGCGACTACTTCAGGCTTACCCAAAGCCTTCGCATTAGCAGCCTCGACTGCCTTCCTTGCTGCTTCTTCCTTCTTAGCCTTTTTTTCCTCTTCACGCTTCTTCTTATTCTCTTCCTCTTCTGCTCTCTTCTTTCTCCAATTTGCTTCATCTACTGTGATTGTCTCAGGATCGAGATGCAAAGCAAACTGCGTAGCAAGTATCGCAGCCTTGATTGGGTCTTTGCCTGCGTACTTATCTACCAAGAGAGCAATCTTCGATTGGCTAAGCTGCCCACTTTCCATGAACCCGAGTTCATCTTTCAACGTAACGGGACGCTGTAAGCGTGGAACAGGGACGAACTTGTTCTCATCAACTGCCCTGCCTTGACGCTTGGCAGCCTGTATCTCTTTCAAAGTATTAGTAGCAGTAGGAACAAATTCGGCAGGCGATTGTGAACACGCTGCCTCTACTAAGTCCTTCTGCTTATCAGCTGGTAGCTTTGAAAGAGCATAAGCATTAGCCAAACCGATAGTACCATTATCAACTAAAGTCTGGATTTCAGGAGTAAGCTTAACGAGCTGCAAACGATCATTCAGCCATGATGGAGACTTGGAAAGCCTAGACGAAAGTTCTGCTTTCGTAAGCAATGGGTTCACACCCATAATCTTCAATAGAGCTTTCGTATACTGAACTGGCCTCGTTTCAATTTTGTGGACATTAGCAAGAATCTGTGCTTCGAGCAAGTCTGCATCATCTAGCGAACCAATGTGGGCTGGAATCGTTTCAAGCCCAGCATCCAAAGCCCAATTGAACCTGTGCAACCCATCGATAAGGCCGTAGAAGATTTCACCATTCGTCGGGTCTTTGATTTCCCGAACAAGGATGGGATTCATGATCCCACGCTTCTTAACCGAATCTAAGCTTTCGAGGTACTTCTCATCAGTCTTATCAACCACGGTACGTAAAGCTTCCACGTTTTCCCTGATCTTGTTGATCGGGATGTGTGCAAGGGTCGTGTGCCCTTTGAAGTCAAAATCAGATACATTGTTGTCCGAAGACATCGTAAGCTTTCCTTTGGTAGAACGTCGGTACAGGGTAAATAAAGCTGCTTACGAAAGCATCTCCTTTCTGTCATTCTGATGTTCGTTCCAATGTTTTAACATCCGACCCACGGTCGGGCCGTACTGATGACACTACAGTAGTCGGAATGAATTATCGGTTTTAACGAACTAACGAACGTCATAGGGTCGCGGGCTGAGCGAGCAGTAATAAAGGTGACGAATTACCATTTCCTACTAACGTTGTTTTAGTTATTTTTATTTAACTGGACATACCGGTTATATAAAAAAATTTCCATATTTTATAACCGGAATTGCAGTGTAACTGTTGAGGCAAAGTATCTTTAGTATGATAATCTTACAACCATTAGAATGTCTACTTTTCTGCTTATATGGGCGAATATATGAACCCGCTCAAGACAATTGCTATCAAAAGCTTTCTTCAAGCTAAAACTCATTCGGACTTAGCTGAGCTTTATAATGATCGTATGGAAGTTCAAGTCAATGTTGCTAAAGGCGACGGCGAACTAATACAAGAAGGCGACTATCGCGGGCGTGAATGGCGTGCTTGGACTAATGGGATGGAAACCTGGAAAAGCTTTCGTATCCCATTCAATGCAAACTCCGAACCTACATATGAAGATAAGCCTCTTAGCTTTTCACTAGAGAATCATTGTGAAGGTATAGGTATGACGGGTTGGGATTGGAAAGCACTCTTATCAAGATGGGTAGCTTATGACTTCGATGCTATCACTGGCCACTCAGATAGACATAATAAAAAGCTTACAGATGACCAACTTATAGATGTACAAAAAGCAATTGAACGAATTCCATTTGCTACGTTACGCTTATCAACATCTGGTCGTGGATTACACTTATACGTATTCCTCGATCCCATCCACACAGCCAATCACACAGAACATGCTGCACTCGCACGTGCGATCCTAAGCATGATGTCAGGATTAGTAGGCTTTGACTTCGCATCACGCTTAGACATATGTGGTGGTAATATGTGGGTATGGCATAGGAAGATGATCGGCACTAATGGATTAGCAAAAATTAAAACAGGCGACATACTTAAAGATATACCTGAAAATTGGCGTGAACACATTCCTGTTGTAACTAGAACTAAAAAGCGTGTTGTTCCAGGCTTCGTAAGCGAGTTACCAACTGCAAAGCCAGAAGATACATTCATGGAGCTTTGTGGTCAACGGGCGAAGGTTGCTTTAGATGATGACCATAAGAAATTGATTAATTATCTTCAAATTAATAATTGCATGTGGTGGTTTGATTCAGACAATTGGATGTTAGTCACACATACATATCACTTGAAAGAAGCACATGAAGCTTTAAAGCTTAAAGGTAAATATGATACTCTTGCTGTAGGCACTGAGCGTGGGCATGATTATAATGCTTTCGCCTACCCAATGAGAGGCGGAGCATGGGCAGTCCGTAGATATTCTTTTGGTGTTAAAGAAGCTGATTCATGGGAACAAGATGGCAAAAATTGGACTCGTTGTTATTATAATCGCGAACCTGATCTTAGTGTTGTAGCTAGAACTTATAATGGTGTAGAACATGAAAAAGGTGGATATATCTTCCGTGAAGCCGAAAGCACTATGAAAGCATTGTTAGAAATAGGTGTAGACTTAAGTCCATTACCAGCCTGGATTCTTAATCGTAAAACATATGTTAAATTACTTACTGGTGATAGTAAGCTTTCCGTAAGCATAGAATCTGACGAGAGAGATGACCCTTCAAAGCTTAAAGATTGGTACAAAGATAAGAAATTATGGAAAAGAGTATTTAGAGTTAATTTTCCTAAAACAGAAAATGAAGCAAAAGAAGATTATGATGATTTAATTAGACACATAATTACTGACCAAGGAGAGGATGCAGGTTGGGTTGTATCACGTACAGGACAATGGTGTGAAGAACCACTTAACCATGTAAAACTATTTCTCAATCATCTAGGCAATGATACAAAAAGAATTGGGCAAATATTAGGTAAAGCAGTAGAAAGTGCATGGAAGATAGTTAATAAGCCATTTCAATCAGAGTATCCTGGTGACAGGGAATGGAATAGGAATGCTGCACAATTTGCCGTGCCACCTAGTACAGATATTGATAAATTAAGCTATCCTACTTATTTAAGAATACTCACTCACTTGGGCCAATCATTAGACCCGGTAATCCAAAATCATGGATGGTGCAAAGCTAATGGCATAGCGACAGGAGCTGATTATCTAAAGCTATGGCTGGCTTGTATAATCAAAAGACCCGACCAACCAACCCCGTACCTTGGATTCTTTGGTAATCAAGATTGTGGAAAGTCTACATTCCATGAGATGCTTAACTTTATCATCATCAATGGAATAGTAGGAGCAGATATTGCTTTAACTAATCAACAAGCTTTCAATGGTGAATTAGAATCAGCTATAATTTGTTATTCAGAAGAAACTGATTTAGGCAATTATAAAACATCGAAAATGGCATATAATAGAAT